ATTTGCTTCTAAGTGAACCGGAGGTGTACGATATGCTACACGTACGGGTTACTGCCGCGAGAGCTGACGGGTTGTCAGAAGCGGTGATCGAATCTGATCAACCACTTAAGCCAATGTTGGCAGTAATAAGGGAGGGACACGCCATAGACCGTGAGGCGATGGAGCTAGTGGAGCGAGTGTTTGGTAAGGAGGTGAGGGACCTAGCGAGACACTACACTAGGTCTGGTGCTACATTGGGCTTATTGTACGAGAGCCTGATGAAGTACGACCATCCCGATGTGGCCTGGTCCAGCCTAAACGATGACGTGAAGCGTCGATTGCAGGAGGCCATGAACGCAGCCTATAAGGTGTTTGGAGTCAAGGGGTTGAAGCCCAAACCACTGAATGAAGTGGCGGTGGAGCCCTCTTCACCAGGCGCCTCATGGCGGTTATATGGTCGATCTGGCAAAAGAACTGACTTCAACGTCTATGCCGAAGGTCTAGCTCGTGCGGAGATTATCTTCCGTAGAGCAATGAGGCGTAAACAACCCTTCTGCCAGTTGGCACCCTGTCTAGCTTATCTGCGGACGCAATTGGCAAGGCGTGGCAGTCCGAAGGTAAGGTTAGTTTGGGGCTACCCATTTGAGATCAACCTGATAGAGGGTAGTTTTGCTGAACCTTACCAGGAGGTACTTCTTTCCCGCAACGCGCCAGTACTCCCACGGACTAAACGTTGGGTGTCAATGGCGCTGGATCACGTGAAACGGAGTGGAACACCAGTTGGACTTGACTGGTCACGGTTTGATTCAACCGTTCCTAGGTTCCTAATCCGTTTCGCGTTTGGTATCATAAAGAAGGCGTATGGAGCCGAATATGAGGGAGTGCTCGAAATGATAGAGCATTACTTCATTTTCACGCCGATAATGATGCCAGACGGTAGGACGTTCATCAAGAGGACAGGCATACCATCGGGATCTAGGTTCACAGCGCTTATAGGCTCGATTGTGAATTGGGTTCTGATCTATGCCATGACCAGGGGTGAAGCGCGCCAGCTCCACACTGTGGGGGATGACAGTCTCTTCGCTTTACCCTACACGGATCAGAAGATCCGTAAGATGCTTGATGAATGGAAAAGCTTTGCGGCGGCTTTAGGAATGGTCATCAACCCTGATAAATCTGAGATTGGGTTGGATGTTAAGTTCCTAGGTCGTAGACAAAGGTATGGTTCGACCTACCGAGATCCCGGGATACTTCTACTCCATTTCATGTTACCCGAAATATCTGGGGACAAAATGGAGGAGAGGCTCTTGGGTTTGCTATGGGATTCCAGTTTGAATGACTGGCCCATATTCTCCTTGTATGCGCATTTTGCATTACTACCAATGGAGATAAACCCAAGAGAAGTACCGTGGCCAATGAGAGTGGCGTTAGGCGGTGAACAGTTAATATCCGTCGGTGCCATTTTCTCACATGGTTGACTGTCACGGTGTGCG